AAGCTAAACAAGAATCATTTGCTTTACCAACTACTGCAGGTGATAAACTTTATTTTGAAACTAGAGCAAAAATATCAGATGCTACACAAACTGATTTCTTAATTGGTTTTACAGAAGCATTTACTACGAATCCAGAAAGCGCTTTGTTATCACAAAACGTTATTGGTTTTGTAAAAGATGATGGATCGGCTATCGTAAAAGGTACTACTGAATCTGGTGGAACACAAACTTTAACAACGTTTGCTGATACTACAAAATCAACAATGGAAAATGATACTTATGTAACTTTAGGTCTTGTTGCTACAAAAGGAACAAGCTTAAACAAAGTTCAATTTTACATAAACAGAAATTTAGTTGGTACTTCTACTACTAACATTCCAACAGCTAACATGAAAGTGATGGCTATGAGTGTTTCTGGTGATGCTACTGGAACTAAAGTCACTACAATTGACTACATTATGGCTGCGCAAAACAGAAACGTAAGCTATAGCTAAACAAATATAACCGTGGGTGGGGAGTAATGTCCCCACCCTTGTACAAGGGGAATTAAAAAATGGCACAATATACAAAAAAATTATTTGACGGAGATAGAAAAGCTATCTTTTCGTTTACAGCTACAATAGCTTCAACTACAGCTGAAACTTTTAAAGTTGATGCATCTACACTTAACGCAAGAGCTGATGGAACAGCACCTACTTATATTAACATAAATAGAATATGGTGGAGTTCTAGTGTTTCTAGCCCTACTAAACCACTTTTAATAGAGTGGGATAATAGTGGAACAAATCCAATTGCATGGGTATGTGATACATCTGACGATCTGGATTTTGGCTCTATTGGAACTTTACAAAATACAAAAGCAACCAATTATAGTGGGGATGTAAATATTAATTTTTCTTCTGTAACCAATGGTGATAGCGCTGCTGTAGTTATTGAGTTTATAAAAGAATACGATCCTATTTCGTAGAGGTTTAAATGGCTTATTCAGGTACTAAAACATTTAATCTTACTATAGAAGAAATTATTGAGGAAGCATTTGAAAGATGTGGACTTGAAGTTTTAAGTGGTTATGATTTAAAAACAGCTAGACGTTCTATGAATTTAATATTCTCAGAATGGGCTAACCGTGGATTAAATTTATGGACCATTTCTTATGGTACTCAAACCATGACTGCTGGAACTAATTATTATAATATACCAGTAGATGTGGTAGATATTTTAGATGCTACTATTACTACAACAGGTGCTTCAGATGGAGCAACTGCTAATTTATCTAGTAATAGTAGTACAACAGATGTAACCATAACTAAAATTTCTAATACTGATTATATGAATCTTTCTCGTAAAGAACAACAAGCTGCAGGTGATGCTAGGCCTACTCAATTTAGTTTAGTAGCTGGACAAGTTACTACTGAATCAGGATCTAACTATGGTAGACCAGAACACCCTATGGCTTTATTTGTATATCCTAGCCCAAATACTGATTATATAATGAAATATTTTTATATTAGTAGAATTGAAGATGCTGGAGGATATACTAATTATGCAGATGTTCCCTTCTTTTTTCTTCCTTGCTTAACAGCAGCTTTAGCTTATTATATATCTATAAAAAGAGCGCCATCTTTGGCTGGAGGATTAAAAACTATTTATGAAGAAGAGTTTCAAAGAGCGGCAAATTCTGACAGGGAGCGAGTAGCGTTCCGTGTTAAACCTGCACAAGCATACATACCATAGGAGGTAATATGCCAATATGTAAACATTGTGACCATGAATGTCATTGTAGTAACGGCGGCTCATGCTGCGGTGGACAATGTACTTGTGGAAATTGTGAATGTAAAAAGGAGGACGAATGAGTAACCCACATTATAGTAAAGTGGCTAACACTAGAGAGGCTTCTACTAAAAAAATAGGACATTATGGTAGAGGTCAAATAGCTGATCCTAAAGTTAATATGAATACTGGAGCTGCAACTACAAAAGGAAATGCACCTACAGGAACTAACAAAGAACTTGGCGGAGAAGAGATTAAACTTTCTAAAGGAACTATTAGTGGAACTGCTCAAGGTATGGGTGCTGCCAAAAGAGGTGGTAAATATACTTGGGTTGGACCAAACGATAGTAAGTGGTAATATAATAAATGGCTTACGCTAACGGAAAGTATGCTTTATTTATTTCTGATCGTAGTGGATTACAATTTCCCTACACAGAAATGGTAACAGAATGGAACGGTGCAAAAGTTCACACAAGTGAATATGAACCTAAGGCTCCGCAAATTCAACCACAAATTCATACACCTGATGCGATTCCTTTATTAGATCCAAGACCTGCACGTATAGCACCAGTAACTACACAATTACTTCCACCAAATCCATTTAGATTTACAGCTGGAAGTAAAAATGTTTCTGTTTTTAATCCAGGTAATACTTATACAACTTCTGATACAATTATGTTTTGGAATGCAGCTAACAGTGGCACTGAAGGATCTACTACACAATTTCAAGGAATGGGTGTAACTGGAACTGATCGTTTTGGTGTACCACCTTCTGAATTAATGTCTGCTTCTGGATTTACTCCAACAAGTGTAAGTGATGATTTTATTAATATAACCATTACTTCAACACCTTCTGCAACTGGACCAGGTGGTGGAAATGTGGTATTTATTGGACCAACTACGGTGAGCGCATGACAACATATACTGAATTAGTAGAACAAATAAGAAATTATACAGAAACAAATACAACCAATTCTTCAGGTGTATATAATGGTGTCTTAACTGATACTATAGTTAATGATTTTATTGAATTTACTGAAAATAAAATACTAAGAGATTTAGCTTTACCTAATTTTACATCACATCAATATGCAAATTTTACAATTGGAAATGGTTTTTTAAGTTTACCAGGGGGAGCTGGACCAACACCAATTTTATTTTCTACAATTAACAGTCTTATGATTTATCCCGCTTCTGGTACAGGAGATAGAACTTTTCTTGAAAGAAAAGACGTAAGTTTTATGAATGAATATTGGCCTGATAGATCAGCTACAGGAACCCCAAAATATTATTCACAATGGGATGATAATACTGTATACGTAGTACCTACTCCAAGTGCAGCTTTTACTGTGGAATTGAGTATGTCTAAATTACCAGATAGACTTACTTCTGCTAATCCTACAACTTGGATGGGAGATAACATACCTAAATTATTATTACATGGGTGTCTTATCGAAGCCTTTAATTACTTAAAGGGTCCAGCAGAAATGCTGCAAATTTATACTCAATCGTACGAAACCACTTTACAAGAGGTTGCTGCGCAACAAATGGGTCGTGGAAAACGTGATGAATATTCAGCTGGTGTACTTAGAGTACCTAGACCTTCATTTCAACCAGGACTTGGATCACAAAAATTAACTCAAGGAGGACAATAATGGCAATAGGATCTTCAGCTGTATGTAACAGTTTTAAACAAGAAGTTCTTGTCGGAACACACAACTTCACCGCTTCAAGTGGTGATACTTTTAACTTAGCATTGTACACAAATAGTGCAACAATAGATGCATCTACAACTGCTTACTCTGGAGGCTTAGGCGGACAAGTAGGTACTAGTGGAACTGGGTATTCTACTGGAGGAAAACCTCTAGTTAGTGCTACACCAACATTAGATGGATCAGTTGCAATTTGTGACTTTACATCCCCTGTATCTTGGACAAGTGCTACAATTACAGCACGTGGATGTTTAATTTACAATACAGATAAAAGTGATAAAGCAGTGTGTGTATTAAATTTTGGTGGAGATAAAACAGCAACAGCTGGTACTTTCACTATAGATTTCCCGGCACCGGCAGCAGCAACTGCTATCATACAACTAGCGTAGGTACCTCATGGTATTTAAAGTTAATGATAGGGTAAAAGAAACCACAACTACGACTGGTACAGGTGCGGTAGCACTTGGAGGTACGTCAGCTGGTTTTGATACTTTTGCTACTGGCATTGGTAATAGTAACACTACTTACTATACTATAGCTCATCAAACAGCTGATGAATGGGAAGTAGGTTTAGGTACACTTGACGGCTCTAGCGCTAATTTAACAAGAACAACTGTCTTTACTAATTCAAATGGTAATACTAGCCAAGTAACGTTTTCTGCGGGAACAAAAGATGTATTTGTTACATATCCTTCAAGTAAAACGATGGAAGAAATTTTAACTACTCAAGGTGATGTTTTGTATGCGTCCTCAGCAAATACACCAGCAAGATTAGCTAAAGGATCTGCCAATCAAGTATTAGCAATGAATGCAGGAGCGACTGCACCAGAATGGCAATCACCTACAACAGGTGATATAACTGCTGTAACAGCAGGAACAGGATTATCAGGTGGAGGCTCATCTGGAGATGTTACAGTTAACATAGCTAACACGGCTGTCACGGCAGCATCATACACAAATGCTAGTCTAACAGTAAATGCTCAAGGACAATTAACCGCGGCATCATCAGGAACAGCAGGAGCGTCCGCTGGCTTTGCCATTGCAATGGCCGTGGCCCTCTGATATAAGGATAATATATGGCACAAAATTTTAGAAGATATACATCAAACGCAGTAGGAACAAGCCCAGCAACTTTAGTTACAGCTAACTCTTATGATACCATTGTTGGTATTTCTGTATCAAATATTTTAGGATCTACAATTCTTGCAGATGTTTACATTAATGATGGGGCTAATGACATTTACTTAGTTAAAAGCGCGCCCATTCCTAGCGGCGGTGCGTTACAGATATTAGCCGGAGGTGCAAAATTTGTTATGCAAGCTAGTGATGTTTTAAAAGTTGTATCAGACACAGCTTCTTCCGCAGATGTGTGGGTTTCAGCTGTCGATGATATAAGCACATAAGGAGGATTAATTGCCTTATATAGGAAATATTCCAGCAGAAAAATACGCAAGTTTTGCAGTACAGCATTTTACAACAAGTGCAACTACAGGGTATACGCTTACTCACGCTGTATCAAATGAGAATGATATACGTTTAGTAATAAACAATGTCGTTCAACAACCTGGTGCTTCGTATGCATATACAGCTTCAGGTACAACTTTAACACTTTCATCAGCAACATCTGGCACAGACACAATGTATTGTGTTTTCTTAGGTAAGGCGGTTCAAACCGTAGTACCACCAGCAGGATCAGTAACAGGAAGTACTTTAGCAGATGATGTTATAAGCGGACAAAGTGCACTCGGTGCCGAGCCTGCAGACACAGACGAATTTTTAGTAAGTGACGCAGGCGTACTTAAAAGAGTAGATTACTCTTACATAAAAGCTAGTACAACAGACGAATTTAGACCTAATGCTCAACCGATAATAATTAATGGTGACATGGGTATATGGCAACGAAGTGGATCAACAGTTACTATGAGTGATGGCTATTATAATGTTGACAGATTTAGAGGAGAAGAAGATACAGACGGTACAGCAACTTGGTCAAGGTCAACAAGTGTACCAGATAACACAGGTTTACCTTATTCCTTACAAGTAGATTGTACTGGAATTGATAGTTCTATTGGCGCTAGTCAACAAATAAATATTCAACAAACTATTGAAGCTTACAATTTACAATTATTAAAATGGGGAACAAGTGATGCTGAAGCAGTAACTTTAGCTTTTTGGGTAAAATCTAATCAAACTGGACAACATAGTGTATCTTTTAGAAAATTAGATAATACTGATTACAACCAACCAAAAACTTATAACATTGATGTAGCAGATACTTGGGAAAAGAAAGTTTTAGTATTTAGTGCTTTAACTTCATCTGGTGGAGAAATTGATAATAACAATGGAGATGGTTTACAATTATTTTGGAAATTAGCGGCAGGAACAAGTTACCAAGGAACAGCAGATACTTGGACTGCAACCAACCAAGGGGCGACTGCAGTGGCGGGAGACGTTAATTTTATGAGTAGTACTTCTAATAATTTTTTTCTTACTGGTGTTCAGATTGAAGTAGGTTCTTATACGGCGGCAACCCTACCGCCTTTTCAACATGAAACTCACGAAGATAATTTATCTAGATGTCAAAGATATTATTATAAAATAGGTGCAGCAAGTGGAGGATATTATGGAAGTGGTAATATTGATGGTTCTAATGATGCTCAAATATTGGTGCCTTTTTCTGTTACAATGAGAACATCCCCAAGTGCTATTGAAACAAACGGAACAGCTGCACATTATGCAATACGAACAACCTTTAATACTACTTGTGATGCCGTGCCTGTTTTTTCTAATACTGATCTTGATAAAGCTATGGTTATTTTTAAAAAATCAGCTCATGGAATTACAAACGGAGCGGCAGCTTTTGGTAGGTCAGAAAATAATACATCATACTTAGCATGGAGCGCAGAGCTATGAGTTATTCAATAGTACATACAATTAAAGATACACCAGAAATTAAAATATATGGGTGTGTAAAATACAAGAAAGATATAAATGGAAACGATACTAGCACAATAGAAAGTCAAAGATCATGTCTTGGAACAGATAAAGAATTTCAACAATGGTTACGTAAAAACAAAGACAATCTTCCAGCCGATATTCAAGCTGAAGTAGATGCTGGAAATTTAATAATTGAGGAAGCAGATTAATGGCACTAAGTAAAATAGATCTAGATAAAGCAGGAGTAACAGGTACATTACCGACAAGTAATTTAGATACTGTTGGAGTAGCGCAAGGGGGCACAGGAATAACCTCTGGTACTACAGATCAGTTTTTAAAGTTTACAGGCACAACTACTTTAGCAAGTGCAGCAGATAATGCTGGAATTTATACAGTGGTTCGTTCTGGGTCTGCTAGTTCAGGAGATAGTTACTTAGAATTTTCTAATGCTTTTAATTCTACTTATCAAAATTACATGGTGGATATTAAAAATTTTAAACCAAACACTGATGGTGCAGATATGGAAATTAAATTTGGTCAATCAGATGGAACGTATAGCAGTATATTTAATTATGGTGCTAGAATGTATATGTATAATGGAAATTTACATAATTACGGAGGAACAAACTCATCTAAATTTACTCCAACTTGGTCTATGGATAATGGTGCATGGCACAATGTAAAATTATGGGTGTTTAACCCTATGTCAACAACTGATGGTAAAAAATGTTACTCATTTTTATCAGAATCAAAAAGGTATGATCAAGAATATGGAGCAGTTTATGGTGGTGGTATGTGTGGTGTTGCTGCTGCTTTACCTAAATTTAAAATAACAGTTAATACAGGAAACATTACAGAATGTGATGTAACTATATATGGTATAACAAACCCTGGAACAGTATAATGACAAATAAAACAATTATAGATGAAAATGGTAAAGTAAATAATTTACCTTTAACAGCAGAAGAACAAGCAGAATTTGATGCACGACAAACAGATTGGGAAACCTCAGGTAGAAAAAATTTAAAACTAGAATCTGTTAGATTGATAAGAAATAAAAAACTTCAAGAAACTGATTGGTTAGTTACAAGTGAAAAAATAACGGATGCAGAAAAAACTTGGAGAGAAAATCTTAGAAAAATTCCACAAGATTACATGGATGAAGCGTCATATGATTTGCTTTTAGCAAGAGATCCAGATACAAAAGAACTAACACATTCAATTTGGAGTAAACCTTAATGCCATACGTAGGACGTGATTTAGATATTGGAGCAAGAAAGCTGATACAAGTGAGCGGAAGTTCACCTGCGACATCTTATACACTTCAATCATCATCAGTTAATTATCACCCAAGTGCGGCGCAAAATTTAATTGTGTCAATCTCAGGAGTTATACAAGCTCCAGGAACAGCATACACAGTATCGGGGGCAACTATTGACTTCGGTGGGGTGAGTGTTGCAAGTGGAGATATCGACTTTATAGTTGCGATGGGTGAAAACGTAGATGTTGGTACCCCTAGCGACGGAGTTATTACAGCAGGACAATTATCCTCTACATTCTATGTAGAAAATAATGTAACATACAGTAGTTTTACAATGGCTTCTAGTAGGAACGCAGTTCTTGCTGGACCTGTAAGTTTTACTGGCACAACAACAATTCCTTCGGGATCAACATTGGTTATAGTATAATATGAGTTTATTAAATGTAAATAAAATTGACCCAGCAACAGGCACGGGATTAGAATTAGGTAGCTCAGGCGACACCATAACGGTGCCATCAGGGGCTACTTTTACAAATAGTGGGACCGCTACGGGTTTTAATCCAGCAGCAATGACAACTTTTCGTTTAACTTCAAATTATACAATTTCTTCTACAAGCACTTGGGAATATTTTACTGCAAATTTATCTAGCACTATGACTTCGCCTAGTGGTGTTGCTAACTTAGGAAGTGTGGTAACAGAAAGTAGCGGAGTATTTACTTTTCCTTCAACTGGATATTGGTTAGTTGGTATGAATTTATATTGCTTTAGAGCAGGGGATAACTGGGATCAAGCATACGGAAAAGCTTATGTAACAATTAATAATAGTTCGTATAGCGAATTTTTACAAACAGCAGAATCAGTAAATGCAGGAAGTGGTTCAAGAGAAACTGTTATGAATGGTCAAGGTCTTATAGATGTAACTGATACAGCTAATGTAAAATGTAAATTTGCAATTTATTCTACTGCACCAATAAGTGTTTGGGGACAGTCTGGTAGAAATGCTACTTATTTTACATTTCAAAAATTGGCGGATACATAATATAATGATAATAACAATTTTAAAAGGAGGTCTATATGGCAAGTCTATCAACTAAGGTTAAGCTTTACTGTGAAGCGAACAGCAAAACTGCTGATTTCGGTCCACAAGGTAATGTATCTTTACAGGATGACTCGGACGGCAAAGGCCCGTACATAGCAAGCTGGAACGTTGACGGATTGGCACAGCCATCTGACTCCGATTTAGCAGCACATGATACGGCTGGAAACACAGAAGAGTCAAACAATACTGTAAGAGGTACAAGAAAAGCGGCTTATGGTGATATCGGCGATCAGCTTGATGAGATATTTAAGGATATCGACACGTGGAAAACACGTATTCAAGGGATCAAAGATGCTAACCCTAAGTCTTAAAGGAATTAAATGAGTAAATTATTTGTAGATCAAGTAGATCCAAAGACAGCTACCACGCTAACGCTTGGTACGTCAGGGGATACTATTAGTATACCTTCGGGTGTAACGATCGCTAACTCTGGTACCGCAACTGGATTCGCAACGACGCCTGTTGCAGGAACGGAAGGATTTAAAGTAGTTTTAAGTTCTAACCAAACTCCTAGTGAAGGTGTTTGGACTAAAGTTTTATTTGATACAGAAATATTTGACGCAGGAAATAACTTTGCTTCTTATAAATATACTGCCCCTTCTACTGGCACTTATTTATTTAATGTAACTTTAGCTGGTGCAACTGATGGAAGTTATGGCTTAGATAATGTCATGGCTCAATTTTATAAAAATGGAAGTTTAATATCAAACTCAAATTCTATTTTTGGATTACCAACTCATTTACCTGCTGCTGGTTTTGATACAGGAAGTATTGGTTGGACAATATATCAAGACGCAAATGCTAATGATTATTTTGAAGTTTACGGAAGAATTAATCGTAACAGTAACGCAACAACACAAAACTTTTATTCTGATAGTAGTAGAAGAACAGAGTTTTCAGGATTTAGGGTAACATGATAACAATTTTTAAAGGAATTAAATAATGGCTAGTACAATATTAGTAGATAAAATAGATCCACAAAGCGGAACAGCTTTAGAGATTGGTAGTTCAGGTGATACCATTAGTATTCCTTCAGGGGCTACGCTTACTGTTGCAGGATCTACCATTTCTTCAGCAGACATGGGACCGTCTTTTTATGCAACATTAAGTGCATCACAAACAATTACAAAAGGTGCTAACACTAAAGTTCAAATTAACACTGAATTATATGATAGTGATGGTTGTTATGATAATTCAACTAACTATCGTTTTACTCCTACAACAGCAGGCAAATATTTTGTATTTGGTAAAATAGGTTTTAACAACAATCAAACAAATGGTTCAACGCCATTTGCATATATTAAAAAAAATGGAAGCAATTACGCTGTAAGTGGTTTTTCAAATGGTAATAGTTTTGGAGTAAATCAAGCAGATGTATCAACTATCGTAGATATGAATGGCAGTTCAGATTATGTAGAATTGTATGGAGATTACGACGGTGGCACAGCTACTTATTCGTTTTTAGGAAATGCATCATACGGACGTTGTTACTTTGGAGCGTATAGGATATTAGGAGTATAACATGGCATTAACAGTAGTAAAAACATCAGCCTTAAGTGGAACAATTACCAACGCACAGCTTGCAGGATCAATAGATTTAACTAGCAAGGTGACTGGCACATTACCTACAGGTAATGGAGGCACAGGTGCTACAAGCTTTGCTCCTGGTAAAGTTTTGCAAGCATTAGGAACTTCGGACAATACAAAAAGATCAACAAGTTCTACTAGCTTTGTAGATATAACAGGACTTTCAATAGCAATTACACCATCATCAACTTCTAGTAAGATTTATTGTATTTGTACTATAAAAGGTGTTGCTTCAGATAATAGTACAACAGATGCAATTAACTTTAAATTAGTAAGAGATAGTACATTAATTTCAGAAGCAACAAATATTACCTATGGTAACAATGACCAATTAAATTTAACTTACCCAGTAGTAGCTTTAGATTCACCATCTTCAACTTCTGAATTAACTTACAAAATGCAATTTTCAAGTAGATTGGCAAATTCATCATCTATAAATAATACCGCACCACATGATAGAAGTGAGATAGTTGTAATGGAGATTGGAGCATGACAAATTTAGATAAATTTTGGAAAGCAATAATGATAGTAAAAGCTAATGTAGAATTAACTGTTAATGGAGATATAACTTCACAAGAAGATTTTAATAATAATATTATATGGACAACAGGTACAACAGTTCAGAATGGCGATACAGCAACAACAACAACAACTAATCCTCATTCAGAAATAACATGGACAGCGGTCAAAGCTGAGATGGATAAACTCTAATGATCTTCGGCGCAGCAGCATTTGCGACCGAAACATTTGCTCAAGGTCCTTCATCATTTGGTAGCATAATTGTTGTACCTACAGGGGTACGTGCAACCTTTGGTTTAGGTACTGTTACTGTAACTGGAAACAGTTTAATTGAAGATTTAACAGGGGTACGCGCAACCTTCGGGGTAGGCTCACTTACTGTTACAGCTGACGCTAACTTTATACCAGCTGGTGTTCGTGCTACTTTTGCTGTTGGAAACACCACTGTTACAGGGGATTCTAACTTTACTTTAGTAGGTGTACGCTCGACATTTAGCACAGGAAGTGTTACAATAGAATCTAAGTATGACGTTACTGGTGTTCGTGCTACTTTTGCGCAAGGGTCAGTAATTGTAACAGGTAACGCTAACGTTACATTAGCAGGTGTAAGATCTACTTTTGCAACAGGCGTACCAAAATTAACAATATGGAACGGTGTGGATGACTCTAACACAGACATCTGGACTGTAGTACCAACAGGATAAGGATAAGATGGCAGATTCACCTATATTAAATTTAAACTTGATGACTACAGGATCTAATTCTGGAACCTGGGGTAATATAACAAACGAAAATTTACAAAAATTAGAACAAGCATTGAAAGGTTACATTGCAGTAGCTATTGGAGGTGCTTCTACTCAAGCATTAACAGTGGCGAGTGGTGGTACAGGAAGTGGTGTACAACAACCTAATGCAGCTTTAAAGTTTACCGGCTCTATGTCTACAAACGTGACAGTGACATGTGAAGCAACTGCTAACTGGTACATTATTGATGATTCTACAACTAGAAATGGTTATACATTAAGTTTTGGACCTGCTGGTGGAACTGCAGTAGCGCTTGTTGCTGGATCTAAACATTTAATTTACACTGATGGCTCTACAGCTTTTGATGTTTTAGCAGACGCTGGAAATGTTAAAGCTAACGGCACATTGCAAGCAACAGGTGATGTTACTTTTAATGGTGGTGCTTTTTCTTTTAACTCAAGTTTAGCTGATAAAGATGCTGTCTTTGCTGGTGATACCCAAGCCAACTTATTATATACTGATGCAAGCACAGACCGTGTAGGGATAAATACTAACTCACCAACAACGCAATTAGACGTTGCAGGAACTTTTAGAGCTACAGGAGCTGCTACTTTATCATCTACTTTAGGTGTTACAGGATTACTTACTGCATCAACTTTAACAGCAACAGGAGCAGTTGAGTTTGATGGAGGTAATTTTACTTTTAATGAAACAGGTGCTTTATTAAATGCAAGATTTGAAGGAGATAATGACCCTAATCTTTTAGTTACTTATGGTAGTTCAGACCGTGTAGGGATAGGAGTAAACGTACCAACTAATGCTAAACTAGAAATTAATCAAAACGATGCATCAGAGGCTATTTCATGTTTAAGCTTGGACCAAGATAAAGTTGATCAAAACTTTATTCATTTTGATGGAACATCAGCTGCTGATAGTACGAGAAGTATATCTTCTTCTACTGCAGAAGATGGAGCAAAAGGAGGAGCTATTATGATTAATGTTAATGGTGCCGTTAAGTGGCTTAGATTTTACGATTCAGCTGTATAGGAGTTTAAATGCCACTTGTTAAAATGCCTTTTCAACCAGGAGTAGATAAACAAGATACTGAGTATGGTGCAGAAGGTAAATGGTTTGATTCAGACAACATGCGTTTTAGGTATGGACTTCCGGAAAAAATAGGTGGTTGGATTAAGGTTACAACAGACGCACTTGTAGGAGCCACAAGGGGAATTCTTACTTGGTTTGATAATGATGGTGATCAATACACTATTATAGGAACTAATAAAAAAGTGTATGTCTATGCTGATGGTGCATGGTCTGACATTACGCCAATAAGATCCGCAACTAATGCTATTACTGCTATTACTACCAACACTACAGCAGGCACAGAATCAAATGTAACCATTACTAATGCTTCGCACGGTGCTATAACAGGAGACTTTGTTACTATTTCTGGTACACCTGGAACCGTAAATGGTATAACCCAAACACAATTATTAGGTGAATTTGAAATTATAGAAGTTCTTTCTACATCACAATATATTATTACCACGACAGGTACAGCTTCTTCCGCTAGTACTGTAACTGTAACTGGGACAAACGCTTCTTACGAAATTAATACTAAACCTGCTGTGTCCGTAGCTGGGTATGGATGGGGTACAGGAACATGGGGATTATCTACATGGGGCACATCACGTGCAGGTATTACAGGTGCTGATGCAGTTCAATTAGATTCAGGTAAGTGGTCTTTCGATAACTGGGGAGAAGATGTTTTATGTCAACAATTTAATGGTGGACTTTATTACTGGGATACATCAGGCGGTGTAAGTGTTCCAGCAGTAAAATCCACAGTTACTAACGCACCTACACGAAGTAGATTTGTTTTAGTTTCTGGTACAGATCGTTTTGTTATATGTTTTGGTACAGAAGAAACAATTGCTACTGCTTCTAGTCAAGATGACATGTTTATTAGATGGAGTTCACAAAATGACCCTAATATATGGGTTCCTACATCTACAAACACTGCTGGATTTCAAAGACTTACAGACGGCAGTAGATTAGTAAGTGCAGCACGTTCACGTGGTGCCGTTTTAATATGGTCGGATACAGCTTTATATCAAATGCAATTAATTGGTGCTCCTTTAGTTTTTGGTTTTACTCAACTAGGTGCCAAATGTGGATCAGCTGGATTACATGCAGCGATAGATGTTAATGGAACTGCTTATTGGATGGGCCGTGATTCTTTCTTTGGGTTTGATGGTAAGGTTAGTAAAATTCCTTGCTCGGTAGAAGATTATGTATTTGGTGATATTGATGAAGCATCACAAAAAGATACTTTTGCTGCTGCTAACAGTGAATTTAATGAAGTTACATGGTTTTATTGTTCTAATGGATCTTCACAAATAAATAGATGTGTTACATATAATTATGAAGAAAAAGTTTGGAGTGTTGGTACATTAGATCGTACTTCTTGGGCTGATAAAGGTGTGTATAATTTTCCTTACGCAACAAGTTATGAAGCGTCTGATACTTCTTCTACCATTACAACTATTAATGGCTTAACTGCTGGAAGAACTTTTATGTATGCACATGAAAATGGTGTTAATGCCGATGGTGCTGCTATGACTTCTTATGTAGAATCAGGAAGCTTTGTCATACCACAAGCAGGAGAAAATTTAATGTCTATTAGACGGTTTATTCCTGATTTTAAAAACTTAGCGGGCACTGTAGATGTGTCTTTAAAATTTAGATTATACCCAACATCCGAACAAATTACTAATGGGCCACACGAAGTGGCAACTACTACTGAATTTGTAGACACACGTGCGCGTGGTAGGCAGGCTGCGGTACGTATTGAAAGTAGTACACTAGATTCAACATGGCGTTACGGCACATACCGTGCTGACGTACATCCAGACGGGAGAAGATAATGGCAAAAATAAATATTCCACGTTTACCACAAGCCCAAGTTGATTATGATGAAAGACAACTTAACCAAATGATTCAATCATTAGATCAATTAATAACATTGCTTAACAGTACTTACACACCGGAAACGTTGCGTAATGATGATGAAGCGTTTGCGTGGTTTAATGGGTAACGTATATACAAACGCTAAAAAAGATTTAGCTACAAATACTGACCCTGTTGTCCTATATACAGTACCAGATAAAGTACAGGCTATAATTAAATCTATAAGAGTCAGTGATGATTCAGGTTCTGGCAGCACAATTACAGCTACTATTACAGATGCAGCAAGTGCAGTGTTTAGTTTAGGTAAAGATATAGTGGTAGGAGCCGCGGTTCCTGTAGAATTATTGACTGAACCTCTTGTTGGACAGCAAGGAGAGATAATTACTGTAACACCAGGGCATGCAGATAGGTTACATG